GTTGTCCCCCAGGAGGGGGATTACACGGCTAATATGGTTGGTGCTTTACCAAACAGTACAAAGCTGGCAGACCTACCAGCAGATGAAAGCCACAGAACAGTAAGCGATACAGAAAAAAGCGCTTGGAACAGCAAAGGAGATCCGGCCAAGAGTACCACAATTACTTTGCTGTCTAGCGGGTGGACGCAAGGTGGGAACGGAAGGTACAGCCAGACGGTTTCCTGCTCCATTGTGGCGGCAGACACAGCGGTAGTGAGTGTAGACGTAGCGCTGAGTGGTACAGATTTGGACGCGGACGCAGAGGCGCTGAACGCCTGGATGGGGCCATCAGCGCAGAACGCCGTGCAGGGAGCTGGGACACTGACCTTTTACGCGGCAGAGGCCCCGGCCGTCAACATCCCGGTCAATGTGGGGGTGGGATGATGGTGTTCTTGCATAGGGGCGGCCCAACTGGGGATATGGGGATCTCTGCTGGTGATTTGGAGATAGGACAGGTAGTACATCTAAATGAAAGCGGGGTCCCGATTGACTATCTGGTAGTACATCAGGGCATACCGTCCAATCTATATGATGCATCGTGTGAGGGGACATGGTTGCTACGGAGGGATATCCGTGAGAATGGGCCGTGGAATACCAGCAATGTAAACACCTTGTCCGGAAGCACAATCATGACCACAATGGCTAAATATGTGCAGGACTATGATATGCGAGTACAAGAAGCCATAAGGACAATCAAGATACCGTACTGCGTTGGTGGTGGAGATTATACAACTATTAACGGCGGAGGGAACGGTTTGGATTGCAAATTATTCCCGCTGGGTGGATACGAAATAGGGCTTAACAAATCGGATGTTCCCAATATCCCGATTGATGGAGCCAAACTTGCATACTTTGAGTCTGGAATAGGCGAATCAGCCACCAAAAAACGTAGTGCTGATAATATTTATTATACAAGGACTGCATGGGAGACGAGCTATAATGATACGGTATTGCTTTGCTACACAACTGGTAAACACGGTGGGGTAGTACTTAATAACCATGGAGGATATCGATGCGCCCTAATCCTCCCATACAACTTTAAATTCCTAAAGTCAGAGGTGCTCTGATGGTATATGTATCGCGCTTTTTTGTTCCTGCTTCAAGCGGTATTTCTGCGGGCGACCTTGAGGTCGGAAAGGTTGTGCGGCTCAACGAGAAAGGAACCCCGGTGGACTATCTGGTGGTTAACCAGGGGATACCGGAGGACAGCCCGCTTTATGATGCGTCCTGCGAAGGGACATGGTTGCTACGGAAGGACATCCGTGAGATGGGACCGTTTAACTCTGGTGGAGGAAATGCGCTTCCTGGTTCCAGCATTTTGAGCACTATGTCTGGATATATGAAGGACTACGATTTGCCAGTTCAAGCAGCCATTAAAACGGTGAAAGTGCCGTATTGTGTTGGGAATGGTTCTGCTACAGTTAACAGCGGAGAAAACGGTCTGCAATGCCGAGTATTCCCAATAAGCGGATATGAAATTGGATTAAATAACAGCCTGTCCTCATACCTCCCAATAGATGGAGCAAAACTATCTTACTTTATTGATGGTGATGGCGCTGATGCTAGGAGCAAAAGAATTGCGAAATTCAACATGACGAATGAGCTTTACTGGACACGGTCTCCATCAAATGCGAATAATGTTGGTAATTGGTACATCTCCGTTGATGGAGGTTATGGTAATGGCTATTCCTATAATTCCTACGGTATCCGCCCCGCCTTAATCCTCCCATACGACTTCCAATTTACCAAAAAGGAGGTGTCGGCCTGATGGTGTTCTTCACGTCGAGGGGGCTACCCTCCAACAAAACATATGACCCTGTGTTTGCAAACAATGACTGGGCCGCTATCATCGAGGCATGCCACGCCAATGAGGTGCCGGACACCTGGGTAGCTGATGGCACCTGCTACAAGGACATGGACATCGGCGGCAAGGCATACCGTATCGACATCATCGGCAAGAACCACGATGATCTGGCCGACGGGACGGGCAAAGCGCCGCTGACCTTCCAATTGCATGACTGCTATGGGGATGGGCATGAATACTCCATGAATCCGGCTAACACGAATGTTGGAGGCTGGAAAGACTGCCGTATGAGGACATGGGCCTTGCCTACGCTGAAAGCTCTGCTTCCGTCGGAGGTACAGGCTGGGATAAGAACAGTTAACAAACTGACTAGCGCAGGGAATAAAATTAGCACGATTGTAACCACACAGGATGACTTGTTTTTACCTTCGGAAATTGAGGTTTTTGGAGTTACTACTTACTCTTTTGGAGGAGAAGGAACACAGTACAACTACTACAAAACAGGGAACAGTAAAGTAAAAAATTATAATGGAGTAGCAAAGTGGTGGAACGAACGGTCTCCATACGCAAAAGAGACACCCTATTTCTGCTTTGTCCAAAACACTGGAACAGCCGATGCAACAGGTGTGGCGGCAAGCTGGGCTTCAGGTGTACCATTCTGCTTCTGTTTCTGAGGAGGTAACATGTACTTAAAAATCGGCAAAAATCAATACAGTGTCTCCCGCCGGGTTGTGACAGAGGATACCATCAAATATCTTTCGGTCACGCCATCGCCCGGAGAGGTGGTAGGCAAAATCGAGATGTACCGGGATGATGGGTTTCTTTTGTCAGAGGATGATGCTGGAAATTATGCCCGGCAGACCTACGCTGGTACGCTGCTGACCCTGACCAACAAGCCAGTCCCAGAGCCAGCTCCCCAACCGTCAGCGCCAAACATGCAGTCACAGTACGCCGCCGCTATGAGGGCCTACGCGGCCACCAGCGTGGCCATACCTGACACCTACGCTCTGGACATGCCCGATCTGTTTCCGGCGTGGGAGACTGTTTTGGAGGCAGGAGAGGAGCTCCCGGCGGGCCGTATCCTCAACGACGGCGGCCAGCTCTACCGGGTGGTGCAGGCGGTAACGCCACAGGCGGAGATGCCCCCGCACGACGACGGCATGCTCGCCATCTACCGGCCCATTGACCGGGAGCACGCGGGCACAGCGGACGACCCCATCCCGTGGGTGTACGGCATGGACTGTTATGCGGGCAAGCACTACAGCTACAACGGGAAGGTCTACAAGGTGGCCGAGGGCGGGGACATGATTCCCTGCACATGGCCGCCCGACAGCCCCGGCATGTGGCAATGGGTGGAGGTGTAGCACATGGCTATCGTTGTAAACGGGAAAAAAGTTGCCGGGGTGGGCCTGCCCGGTAAGGACGGAGCTCCAGGAGCAGACGGCAAGGATGGTGCACCTGGAAAATCCGCCTATCAGGCGGCAAAAGAGAAAGGATATACCGGAACCGAAGAGGAGTTTAACACCGCTCTGGCTGGTATGCAAAGTGCTCCATTCCTGCCGCTGGCTGGCGGCGTAGTAACTGGCAACCTTATATTAGGGGTAGATAGTTCTAGTGGGAGTGCCTTATATATTGGGAGTGAAAACGGAGCACAGGTTGTATTTGATTCCACGTGGGGACTTAGAGTTCTCGCAGATACGATCATTTTCGGTCAGAACTCCAATGATCAGAAGTCGCTTATTTTCCATAACGGCCAGATCAAAAACTTGTCATTGCCGGGAAGTCCAAACGACGCCGCCAACAAGCAGTACGTGGACGAGCACGCGGGGGCGAGGGTTATTTTGGGGAGCTATGTGGGGACAGGAAAAACAGGTAAAAGCAACCCTAATCAAATAACCTTAGCCGAACCCTTTAAAATACTCTGTATTTATGGTAGGCAATATACAGATTCGTATGAAAGTATCGACGCTTCTGGAAGTGGCTCAGTTTCTAATATTATTCCAAGCAGTATTATCCCTACTGAGTATACAAGAGGCTTTGGTTTTTTCTACTCTAACAACTCAAGAGATTCTTACGGTAAAAAATCAGCGGATGGAAAAACTTTCAGTTGGTATTTTGGCCTTAGCCCGGCTGGTGCAGAAGATGTACAATTTAATACATCTGGAGTTGTATATCACTACTATGCCATAGTTTAGAAATAAGAGGTGAATTAAATATGACCATCATCCAAATTGACCCGCTGGAGACCGGCCAGCACCCGATCCAGAGCCAGAGCCACCGGCGCGCCTGCTGGGTGGAGGGCTACATAGAGGTGCCCGTCCACCTGGAGGCCGCTGTTTGGGCGACCTGTGGCTGGTGTGACCTCCA